ATGACTAAACAAATGATGGAATGGCAAGTGGAAGAATGGATTCGTGATTATAATTTTATGTTACGTGAAATTGCTCGTTTAAATAGATTGCTGAATGCTGTACATGGAGGAAGATCCAGCTTGGTGGCAGCCTATGGCGATGATGCAGGAATGCCTAAAGGAAGTTCTGGAATTAGCCAAGCAGAATTACGGCAGTTGGATATAAGAGAAAGACGCTTGCTGAAATATGAAGCGATTGTTCAATATCTTGATGAAGTCATGGGAGAGATCAAAGACGAAAAAGAGAAGGTTGTTTATGATTGCATGATTGAGGGGCTGAGCTATTCTAGGATTGCTGTTCATCTAGGCAAATCACGAGATACCATCAGAAAAGTCAAAGAAGGCATAATCGGCAAGATCGTCAAAAAAGTCGAAAAAGACCAGTTTCTGCAAAAGTTGAAATCAATAAAATCCGCCGTGTAAAATGGGAGGCAGGAACGGAGCGGTAAAACGTTCCTTGGTTGGTAAACATTATATAGTGCATGCGCCATCCTTGCGGTGGCGTTTTTTGTGAAAACAAAAATCCCATTGATTGACGGGATTAAATAATTTTCTTCATGCCACATTTACGGCATTCGCGGAGAAACTTTCCGCTTTTTACAGAGCTCTTAAACTGGGCATTGCCGCAATTGTCACAGCGGCCAGCAACGATATCAGGGTACTCGTTATAGTCATAAACGATAGTTAAATCATATTCTTTTTTCTCTTCCATGCTGATCACCTCTCGCTTGAAGTCCAGTGATTATTTTATCACAAGGAATCAGCAAAAAGGGATAGAGGAAAATATCTCCTTTTGTCGAATAGTAAGTAAAAAGGAGTGTTCGAATGGAGATTTTTTTAGATTCAAATATCATTTATAGTGATCCATTTATGGAATCTATATATGCACAACAACTGCTTAAACTTGCGGAATTAGACTTTGTCGATATTTACATGGCATCAGTAGTTGTTGAAGAAATTAAAAACAATTACCGTAAGCAAATAAATAAGGAGTACCTAACATTAAATAAGAATATTAGTAATCTAAGCAAGCATACTTATCAAAATATTGAGAAGTATATTGTCATCAAAAAAGATGAAAATTATTTAATCGAAGAATTTAATAATTTTTATGACGATCTATTCAAACGTGGGGTAATTAAAGTTTTGCAATACCCCAATGATATTTTGCCTGAACTTATAAATAGGTCAATTAAGAGAATAAAGCCTTTTACAGAAAGAAAACAAGAGTTTAGAGATGCAATTATTTGGCTTACATATGTAAATTATGTAAAGGAAAATTCATTGGTGGATTGTCATTTTATTAACAACAATATCAATGATTTTTTAGAAGATGGAAAAATACATCCAGATCTTAAGGCGGATAATAATAATTTTATTTTTTACAGGTCATTCAGAGAGTTTTTCAGCAGTAACAATAAAGATTTAGAGTATGTAAAATCAGAAGTATTAACTTATTTTTGTGATGAAATAAAGTACAGGCAGTCAGATATATTTGAACTAATTTATAGTGATCATTTTTCTACCCTAGAGATTGAATCTGCTGATTATATTGATAACAACTCTGACTACATATCCACAGACTATTCCCTTAGCGGTCGAGGATATTTAGAACCCGCTGGATTAGATATTGTGGAAATAAAGAATTATTATGTAGACGTAATTAATAATGACATAATTATAAACGGAAGTTTACTAGTAAACCAACAGTTTGAAGTTCATGAGTATAATCCACTTTATGAGCCAGGTGACGATGAGTATTTTTATTCCGGTTCAGATGAAATAGATTTATTGATCGAATTTACTGTAAGAATTAATACTGATATTTTTAAGGAAAAGTTTGTGGAGTTCGATTTAGATAATATTGAGATTAAGATAGACGATTTTGAAATAAATAAAATTCACGCTTATTAATGAGCGGCATCCTTCGGGATGCTTTTTTCTTTGTTCTAAAACAACCTGTAACGTTACAAGCCAAGCAGTGAAACAGCTGTTAAATCAATTGCTTCATCTAATACCCTTTCGCTGTTTCGCTTGTAACGTTAAAACGAAGCATTACACACGCAATAAAACAGGAGGTGTAACGTTACAATGGCGAGACAATCGAAAATAGAGAAATTCGGTTGCCAAGAGATCGTTCTGGCCGGTATTCGTTCTGATCCTCCTAAGTCTACCAGGGAGATTGCAAAAGAGTGTTCCGAGTGGGCGGGCGATACAATATCTCATACCGCTGTTGCTAGGTTCATAGATCAGCTCAATAATGAAGAGCAACAAAAGAAAAAAGAAGTCATTACCCAGGATAAGCGGCGGGTGCTGAAAACAGTCAATCAAGAACTGGATATCATACAGCTTCAATATAAAATGACTGAGCGGCTGCTGAAACGCTTTGAGTTGGTAGATGACCTGCCCGATCACGTTCAAGACCGATTAGATGAATTGATTGATAAGATGATGGAGGGCGGGGGAGATCCAGAATATCTTGAGGTCTGGCGCGATGACTTTGAAAGAGAGTTAAAGCGCAAAGTATATGAAGTGACCACATTAAATAAAGAGCTGCGGGAAAATAGTAAATTCCTTGCGGATCTTCGAGAGAGGGCTTTTGAATTTAGTTTAGTTCAAGAGTACCTCTCTTTATTTATGGACATCTTTAAAGAAGCTTCACCAGATGGATATCGAATAGCTATTCAGAAGATAGCGGCAAATCCTCGAATGCAGAAGATCGTGGAGCAACAGATGCAATTGAGAGGTGACGGATGATGTGTTATCACAAATTCATACTCTAATACAAGCAGAGGCAGAAGCGGCCGCTCCAACAGATGAGAGTCTATGGGAAGGCTTATCCTATGTCCGTCTTGCCGAAGAGCATAAGGTGCGGCTGGCTACTTTATCAGCTGATGAAACGCAAGAGTTACTAAAAGTGTTAAATGACTTTGAAAGCTTCTGTAACAAATGCCTAAAGATCAAAACAAAGAGCGGTGAACTATTACCCTTCACGTTAAATGAAGCTCAAAGAAAGTTTGCTGAGATCGTATTGAGCGGTATTCAATCAGGTAAGCCTGTACGTGTCATCATTCTTAAAGCGCGTCAGATGGGATTCTCCACAGTCACAGAAGCCATCATTTATTATCTATCTTCACTGCAAGAAGCGAAGAATGCATTCATTGTGGCCCAGGATTCAGCCGCTTCTGAAAACTTATATGATATGTTTCGTCTTTATTATGAGAACATTCCAGAGAGCATTAAACCGATGAGAAAGCGGAATAATGCGCGCCGCTTAACCTTTGAGAATCCTAGTGTGAAAGAGGCGGAACGACAAAAGAACCCAGGATTAAAATCGAAAATTACCGTGGCATCCGCTGAAAATAAAGTTCTGGCCCGTTCTGAAACCATTCATTACCTCCATGCTTCAGAGCTTGCTTTCTGGCCGGGGAGTAAGAAGAAAAAACATTTAACTGCTTTGTTTGCTGCTCTTTCCAAAGAGCCAGGAACAATTGGTGTGATTGAGAGTACAGCAAATGGTATGGAAGATTTCAAGCAAATGTGGGATGCAGCGGAAAAAGGTGAGAATGATTATACGCCACTATTCTTCCCTTGGTTTGCCATGCCTACCTACCGTATGCCTGTACCAGATGAATTTGAATTGACGCCAGAAGAAGCAGAGTTAAAAGAGCGGTTCGATCTTGATGATGAACAACTGCAATGGCGCCGCTTTACCATTCGAAATGACTGTAACGGTGATGTCCGACAGTTTCGTCAGGAATATCCTTCTGTACCGGAAGAAGCTTTCCTCTTGTCCGGTGAAGGTATTTTTGATAATGAGGAAATTCAGCGCAAGATGAACCAGATCACCGAAGTACCGGTTCATTATGACATTGATATACCAAAGAAGCAGGTTGCCGAAAAGACAAATGGGAAGCTGCTTATTTTTCGTTTTCCGGAAGAGGGCAAGCGGTATGTCATTGGAGCGGATACCTCAAAAGGAACGTCTACAGGCGACTATCAAGCTGCTTATGTGATTGAATGGCGGACCGGTGAAATGTGTGCTGCTTTACATGGACATTGGGACACTGATCAATACGGAAAGCGTTTGGATGTTCTGGGACGCTATTACAACACCGCTTTACTTGCTGTAGAGGAAAATAACACCGGTCATTCGGTGCTGAATACGTTAGTGAATACATGTAAATATCCGCTTCTTTATTTGTGGAAGAAAGGTGAATATGGATGGAACACTAACAATGCTACTCGACCAGTGATGATCAGTGACTTTAATGAAGCCATTCGTGACGACATTTATCCGATCTATGATCGTGATCTTTATAAAGAGTGTCTAACATTCATTGATAACAACGGGAAAGCAGAAGCGGACACTGGCTGCCATGATGACAGAATTATGGCTTATGCTATTGCTCTTCAGGTTCGCCAAGTAGCCGCTCGTTATTTTGAATGGTATGAGAAAAAGTATAGCCATGATAACGAATCAAAAGAACGCAAGCGGCCAAATCGTGAAAGGAGGTAAACTATGAGCCAGCAAAAAGTAAATGTTCGAGTGTTTAAAACGGAAGGATTGTCTGCAGACAGCCAGCAAATTTACGATGATCCGTTCCAATCGGCATATGATGGCGATGTTATTCAGCCGCCTTATAACTTAAAGGAACTAAAAACCATTGGAGAGTATTCGACGATTATCCAACAATGTATAGATGCTTATAAAACAAATATTGTGGGTTTTGGTTTTCAACCGGAATACATCTTCGATATGAACGCTGAGACTCTTTCGGAGGAGGAAAAACGGGCTGCTGAGAAAGAATGGATTCGACTTGAGGAATTTGTTCAATATCTTAACCTGGATGAGTCGGCGGAAATTATCATTGGATATGCTCTTGAAGATCGAGAAAAGACCGGCAATGGTTTTTTGGAAGTGCTAAGAGACGGCACTGGCACTCCTGTTGGTATCGAGTATATGGATTGTCAGCAAATGCGCGTATGTAGCCGAACGGTACCTGAAAAAATCAAGTACACCATTACTGAAAATGGAGTGCCCAAAACATTAACGCGGTGGAAGAAGTTTCGGAAATACGTTCAAATGGTGAACGGAAAGAAAGTTTATTTCAAAGAATACGGAGATCCTCGTGTAATGAATTCGGCCACAGGAAAATTTGATGATAATACGCCAGAAAATTTAATGGCTACTGAGGTGATCCACTTTAAGATCGGAAGTGGTACTTATGGCGTTCCTCGCTGGATTGGTAACCTTGTTAATATGTATGGGGCCCGCAAGGCTGAAGAATTGAACTATATGTATTTTAAACAAGGGCGGCATGTGCCGGCTGCTATCACTGTAGAAAACGGAATGCTGTCTGAAAAGTCTTATCAAGAGTTACAGCAATATATGAATGATATTCAAGGTGTGGAGAATGCTCATAAGTTTCTCCTTTTAGAAGCGGAGGGGCTGCCACAAGAGAATTTAACTGACGGTGAAGAGAAGCTTACACCGGTAAAGGTGCAGATTAAGTCGCTGGCGGAAGTTCTGCAGCAAGATGCTTTGTTTCTTGAATATGACGAGAAAAGCCGAAATAAGATCCGCTCTTCTTTTCGCTTGCCTCCACTCTATACTGGGGAAGCACATGAGTACAATCGAGCTACAGCGGATACAGCGAGGAAGATAACCGAGGAACAAGTATTTCAACCTGAACGTAAGATTCTTTCACGAAAATTAAATACGTTGTTTCTTTCTGAAATCCAATTAAGCAAGGTGAAGTTAACGCTAAAGGGACCTGACTTCCGAGATCCGATTGAAATAGCCAAAGTGCTTACACCGTTTATTACAGCGGGAGCGGCTGCACCCAATGACTTGAGGGACTTGCTTGGTCGTGTGTTAGGAAAAACGTTAGAGGAATGGCCAGAAGAATATAACAGGCCGATGCAGATGCTGCTCAAGGAAAAACAGGACGCTTTTCCGATTATGATTCAGAAGTCCAAGGAACAGCAGAACGATCTCATCATGCTGTTAAAAGATATGCGTGATGCATTGGAAGAGTTGAAGTCATGAGTAAAGTTGAACAGCTTCTTAGAAGCATAAATGCTTTTATTCAAAAGGCTGAAGAAAAAGATGATGAAAAGCTCACTGATGTTGTTCCTGACTTCCCTGGTTTGGAGAGCATTCCAGACTTTGTAGAAGAATATGAAAAAGAGATTGCTAAACTGCTTAGAGATCAGAGGAAGATGTTCATCGATGAATTGGCGGGATTTGTATCCAAAGACGATACTACCACATTAGAGGTCATATTGAGCTATTTCACTAATAACCTATTCGCTAATGATGAATTTATCGAAAAGATGGGTGAAGAAACTGTTGAGTTCCTTCAAATGACCATTGAAGAATTATCAAAGGTTATGATGAAGTCCATTGATAAAGATGTAGCTTTTGAAACGTTGTCTCAAAGAACAATTGCTTGGATCGAACAATGGTCAAAAGAGCTATCTGATCTTATGCAGCTAAATACACACGCAGCTGTTGAACAGCTTTTGAAGGACGGTATTGAGAATGGAGAATCTATTCAACAGATTGAACTGAAGCTGAAGGAGCTGCCGCAGTTTGATAGATCAAGAGCAAGAACCACAGCAATAACAGAGGTACTCACAGCTTCGAGTCGTGCACAGTGGGAGTCCTATAATCAATCTCCTGCCGTTACCGGAAAACAGTGGAAGCACAGTGGAGCCCACAAGATTAAGCCGCGGGAAGCTCATATCGATCTTGACGGAACTGTTGTTGGTGTGAATGAGAGGTTTGATGTAAACGGCTATGAGGCAGATTATCCAAGAGATCCATCTTTGCCGGCTGGCGAGCGGGTGAATTGTCATTGTGTTATGGGACCTGTTGTTGACGAGGAAATACTGGGATTGAGCAAGGAAGAAAAAGAAGAGATACGGCGGCAGGTATTGGAAGAAATGAACAGTTAATGATCGGAAAAGAGAGGAGCAATATGAAATGACAGAATTCAAAGCATGTCTTGTTGCTGAATCTAGAGATGTTTGGGAAGAACTTGAGAAAAACTTAGGTACTGGCTTTAAAAATATCGTGCATGTTGATTTTTATTTTTGGGTTGAAACACATAAAGCTCATATCAAGATATCTTTTCCTAAGAACGATGAAATAGTCACAGAAGAAAAGGAGTTAGTTTTTCCTGAATCAGATAATTTGGTTGAAAAATTATGTGAGAGGTTTAATATTCCTTTCTCAAGTATTTACCGCTTACGATTCGATCTTTCACCGAAGGAATTTCCAGTGTTCCATACAGAGTTTTATCCTTATGTGAAGGACAAATCAATGTTAAATACAAAAAATATTAGACGTCATTTAGCGACTATCGATTGAAGGGAGGTGAACGATAAATGCCAAGAGAATTAATCAATGCTAACATCACACACGTAAGCTATGTGGACAAAGGCGCTAATCAAAAGCAATTTTTCTTTACTAAATCTGATAAGCAGCCGGACTTTCAAAAAGAAGTGAAGCTTTTCATTAATAAAGAAGAAGAGGAGCAGAAACTTGTTTATGGCCTTGTGTATGAGCCGGATGTGGAAGATTCACATGGGGACTTCATGACCGCTGCTGAGATTGAAAAAGCCGCTCATGGATTTATGAAAGATGCTCGAAACATCGATAAGCAGCATGATTTTAATGCAGGAGTCGGTGAGGTAGTTGAATCCTATATTGCACCGGCGGACTTCACGATTGGAGAGCAAACAATTACAAAGGGTTCCTGGGTACTGGTTACAAAAGCATCTGATGAAATTTGGGAAGAGATCAAAAAAGGAGCTATTACTGGCTATTCAATGGCGGGTACCGCTGAGACAATTGAAAAACAGAACGAAAAGCCCGCTGTTATCTCGGATAAAGGAGAAACCGGGCTTTTTAATATGCTTAAAAGCTTTTTCACAGGTGAGCCGATCCAAAAAGGTGAGGTCCGTGATAACTATGAACAAAATCAACAGCGGAGGAATCTTTGGGCTGCATGGGATGGCTTGGAGAGCGCCTATTATGGTGCCCTATGGGATAACCGTACACCTGAAGCCACTGATTTTCAGCGATTGACTGAAGCTACACAGGAGTTTCTTGAAATCATCCAGGAGATTCAAACTACAGGTGATATTGCAAAAGCTATGGAATCAAGGCCAGAAGCTATACAAAAAGCCGGCAAGAAAATTTCAGCCGCTCGCATGGATAAAATTAATGCTGCTTTTGATGCTCTTAACGAGTTGAAAGCAGAAGTGGAAGAAGAGGAGGAAGACGAAGTGAAAAAAGAGGATATCGCAAAAATGCTAGACGAAAAGCTATCTCCTATCACAAAACGATTGGATGCAATCGAAAAAGAGGAAGGTGCTGACGCCGAATCGTCTGTTGAAGATGAATTGTTAAAACAGCTTTCAGATGCATTAGATGAAAAGTTGACGCCGATTACTGACCGTTTAGAAGCAGTGGAGAAGGCGCGCGGTATTTCTAAGCAGGCTGATTCTGATGCTGGGCAAGAGCCTATTCAAAAAGGCTCACATTATTTACAAGGGATTCTATAAGGGGAGGATTGTTCAATGACAACTAATCAACAAATTATGAAGAATACGATCACTACAGGAAGCATCACATCCGGCCTGCTAAACCCGGAACAATCTCAAAAGTTTATCCAACAAACCTTTGAATCTACTGTCCTTGGAGGGCTTATTCGCAAGGAAATGCGACGTGCTAAGACGGGTGAGATTGATAAGATCGGCATTGATTCTCGTATTCTTCGAAAGAAAACAGAAAATACAGATGACGGCTACCGTCAGAAAGCAAATTTTGACAAAGTAGAATACGCTACGACTGCTGTTCGTCTCCCTTGGGAAATTACAGAAGAGTCCTTGCGTGAAAACATCGAAGGGCAAGGGTTTGAAGATACAGTCACAAAGCTTATGACTACGCAGCTTGGTATCGATCTCGAAGATTTATATATTAACGGGGACGAAGCGACTCTCGACACAGATCCGGATTATGACTTTTTGAAAATTAATGATGGTTGGCTTAAGCAATTAACAACAGGGTCGCATATTGAGGATCGTTCTGCAAAAGAAGCTGGCGCCCTTTCTCTTAATGTATTTTATGATGCATTAGCTCAAATGCCGGACAAGTATAACAATGGCACATTACGTTGGTTGATGGCTCCATCCATAAAACAAAAGTGGGAGCATTATTTATTGAACGAAAACATTAAAAACGGCGGTGGGCTTTCTGAATCTATCTTAAATGCACCTGCCAGCATTCCAGCAGTAGCTGTTCCAAGAATGCCGAAAGATAAAATTGTGCTTATCAATCCTAAAAACTTGATCGTCGTTAACTCTTACGATGTGAAGATCCGTAAAACAGTTGAGGGGAAAGATGCGATCATGCAAGACAAGCGCTTTTATGTTGTTCATTTGGACTTTGATCCAATTATTGAAGAAAAAGACGCCGCTGTTCTTGTTACAGGCTTGGCATAAGGAGGGGGCTTTTGTGGTTAAACTAAAACTGAAGAATGCTTTATCTTACAGTGGGGTTGTGAGTGCCGATGCTCGCAATCCTATTGTTGAGGTCAAAACAAAAAAAGAAGCAGAAGAGGCAGTTAAAACCGGTTATTTCGAAGTCGTTAATGAAGAAGAAACAAAAGAAACGGAGTGATAGCACATGCTCATTACTCCTGATGACGTTATAAGTTACTCGGTCTTTGATCAAGTCAAATCGAGAGAGAAAAGCCTTCTAGAAAAAGATATTTTAGAAGCAGAAATAGAGGTCAGAAAAATTGCTGGTCACGACTTTTCTGCTCCAGAATACACACCGCTGCCGGCAGAAGTGAAGCTCGCTCTGCAGAAACTTGCCCAGTATTATGCGCTCGTTAATTCTGATGAGTCTTTGTCTAAAGGAATTAAAAGCGAAAAGATCGGAGACTATTCTTATACTGTCTCAGAAGGAAGCAGCACTGCTAAGCCGGATGTATCAGCTTTACTTTCAGCCTTCATCCAAAAGGATGAACCAGCAGACCTAGGCACTGCCCGAATGAGGTTGAGGTCATTATGAGTTATCGCAGCCTTTTAACTCATCGGTGTGACATCTACCATCTAACCCAGACTAAGAGTGGCGGAGAATGGGGTATACCAGGCGGTGATTTGGAAGAAGAGTTTTCTTATGGGAATGTCCCGAACCTTCTTGAAGTTCCTTGCTACTTTACAGAAAAGAATCAGACGATTGTGCAAGGCGAACCGAATCCAACGGTAATTCAATCCTTCCTTGTTCATTTCTTGCCGACTGCTGATGTCAGGATGAATGACAAAGTGATCTGGAACGGAATCGAATTTACATTGCAGATTCCAAAAAAGATTAAGAATCATCATATTGAAGTGATAGCAATTAGGAGTGAGCACTTATGAAATTTGAAATAGAAGGATTAGATGCTTTCCTTAATGCTCTTGATGAGGCAGCTAACGGTCAATTAAAAGAAGAAATGAGTTTATGGCTGGAAGCAACCGGGATGGAATTCTTAGACTTAATTCAAGACGAAATTATCCGAACAAAAACCGTTGATACTCGCCGTCTTTTGAACTCGTTTGGTCGAGGTGACAGTGAAAATATTTGGTCTATTCAAAACGGCGGTCTATCTCTTGAGGTTGGTACTAATTTAAATTACGCTGCTTACGCTAATGATGGTCATCGACAAAACAAACGCTGGGTGCCCGGGCGTTGGATAGGTAGCCGCTTTGAATATGATCCGGGAGCATCAACAGGAATGATGTTGAAAGAAAAATGGATTGAAGGATCTCATTATTGGGATAATGCTTTCTCTATTTTTGAGAAGATGTTTGATAAGAGTCTAGAAAGGCGCCTTCAAGCATGGCTAGATACTAACTTTTAGGCGGTGATTGGTTGAATCCGGAAGTTGCATCAATCATGAGTTATTTTTACAAGCTGTTTCCCTGTAAGATTTACACAAAGGAAGTACCGGAAAGCTTTGTAGTTCCAAGTATGTATTTCCCTCCTCCTTTCACTTTTAACAACAATGATACGCTCGCTACGTTTGCTAAAACTTATAATTTATCAGTGAAACTCTTTCATAAGGATTCACAACAGGCGAATTTTGAAGCAGAGCGTATCGCTGACATCGTTAATAGCAAAAAAGGACTTATACCATTGGTTGATAAGACGGGCGCTGTAACAGGCGAATACGTGCGAATAAGCCGCATCGAAAACAGAATAGCAGATAGCGGAGTAGCGATTATCCAAGTGACATGGGATAGTCGTTATTTTTATGAGAAAGAGGACCATAATCCACTTGAGAATATCGAAATGGATAGCGGGGTGAAAGAATGACAAACAAAAACGAACAAGCTGCAGCTAAAGCAAATGCTGAGGAATATAAATTCTATTTACATGAATTGCGTGAGCACTCTCAGACACTTTTTGGTGTAAAGCCAGAAGTATTTGACGGTGCTGTTTTTGGTATGAAAGACATTCAAGCAACGAAAACAGAAGTAAAGAAGCGCATTGACGCTTTCTTAAAGAAGGAGGTTAAACAATGAATGGTGGAACATTTACTCCCGGGGAAGAAAAGCAACGAGCCGGTATTTATTTCCGTTTCACATCCGCTGCTAACGATCGGTTAGCCGTTGGTGAACGTGGAATAGTAGCACTTCCTTTAGTGCTTAATTGGGGAGCGCCAAAGCAATTTATTGAGGTTACCAAAACGGAAGATGTGGAGAAGAAGCTAGGGTTAGATATTAACGATCCATCTCTTTTGCTGTTACGTGAAGCGAAGAAGAAAGCTAAAACAGTGTTAGCTTATCGAGTGAATGAAGGTACGAAAGCAACCAAGGAAGTAGCAACAGGAGTCACAGCAACCGCTGTTTACGGTGGCACAAAAGGGAACGACATAACAATCAAGGTTGCCCCTAACGTTGTAGACGAGACCAAAAAAGACGTTACTACTTTCATGGGAACAAAAGCGGTTGATAAGCAAACTGTAGCTAATGGAAGTGAATTGAAAGCTAATGCTTGGGTCACATTCCAAGGCGCAGGTGAATTGATTGACTCCGCGGGAATTAAGTTAGTTGGTGGTGCGGATGGTACACCAACCAACCTCGATTACACAGACTTCTTTTCTGCTGCTGAAACAGAGTATTTTGACGTCATTGCCCTTCCGGTGGATGATGAGCAGCTGAAAACAGCATTCGTCTCATTTGTTAAGCGAATGCGTGAGCAAAAAGGTGTGAAAATTCGCGGGGTTCTGGCTAATTATGCGGGTGATTATGAAGGGATTGACAATGTAACTGTGGGAGCAGTACTTCCAGAGAAGACATTAACACCAGCTGAAACAGTTGCTTGGGTGGCAGGTGCTGCTGCAGGAGCCACAATTTATCAATCATTAACATTCGTTGAATATGAAGGAGCAATCGATGTTACCCCACGGCTTGATAATGATGAGATTATTGAACGGTTGGCTAAAGGTGAATTCATGCTAACGTTTGATGCTCGGGATAAGACAGTAACAGTCGAAAAAGACATTAACTCTTTTGTTTCCTTTACCAAAGAAAAAGACAAGAAGTTCCAAAAGAATAAGATCGTTCGTATTCTTGACGCAATCAATAACGATCTTACTCGCGAAATCAAACGGGAGATTAAGATTCGTAAAGAGAAGGGGCAGGACATCCCTGTCAATGGTGATGGTGTACAGATCATCAGCACGTTAGTAACTATTTACATGAATGCTCTGCAAGAAGGAGGAGCCATCACAAACTTTAATTCGCAAAATGATATTCAGATTGCGATTAATGCTGATGGCGATGGTTTCTATATCAATACTGGCGCGCAACCTGTTGATAGTGCAGAAAAGTTTTATTTTGGAATGGAGGTGCGTTAATTTATGGCATATCGTTCAGGTAATACGATTTCAGGTAAAGAAGGCCGTTTGTTCTTAGATGGTGAAGAAATGGCTTATGTTAAGTCATTTGAAGCTACACTTGAAAAGAATAAAACAGAGGTGCCAATACTTGGGCGTCGGGTGACAGGTCATAAAACCACGGGTGCAAGTGGTACAGGTACGCTAACAGTTTATAAGGCGACTTCAAGATTTGTGCGTATCATGATGAATTACGTAAAAAACGGTGAGGACCCATACTTTACATTCCAAGAGGTATTGAATGATAAGTCATCGGGCAGGGGAACGGAACGTGTTACTTTGTATGATGTAAATTTTGACAGCGCAAAAGTAGCGGGATTAAATGCTGAAGGAGAAGTTTTAGAGGAAGAGCTACCATTCACATTTGAAGACATTGATATGACAGAGGAATTACGAGAGGACTTTTAATGGTCCTCTTTTTCATTTGCAAATAAAAAAAGAAAACTCAAAGGAGATTTAAATTATGACAAATCAAAACGAAAATGTAGAAGAAGTTGCAATGGATTTATCTTTCTTTATGCCAGGAGTGGCGAAAGCTGTAGAGGTAGAAGAGTGGCCAATTTCTAAGCGGTTCGTTGATAAAAAAGGAAAAGTGATCCCATTCAAATTCAAAGCAATTACTACGGAACGGATTGATGAATTAGAAAAAGAAAGTATGAAGCCAGTGTATCAAGGCAAGAAAAAGGTTGGTGAAACTGTGGATACCGCTCGTTTTTATGCTAAGGTTGCAATCGAATCAACCATCTATCCAAACTTCAAAGCAGCAGAATTACGAAAAGCTTACAAAACGGAAGATCCTGTGGAAGTAGCCAAGCAAGTTCTTCATATCGGTGGAGAATATGCTAACTGGGTAGCAAAAGCGGTAGAGATCAATGGTTTTGATGATACACCTGAAGACTTGGAAGAAGCAGCAAAAAACTAATAAGAGACGGGGATAAAGATGCTTTTTATTTTTATTATGCAATGATTGAGCTGAATTACTCCCCGTCCCAATTATTAGAGCTTTATAATGCGCCGCGACCATTCAAGGCGCTTTTATATGCCAGTATTGGTTATAGATTGGAGATGCTTGCGGAAGAAGCAAAAAAAGCAGAACAAGAACGGTTGAAAGGAGGGAAGTAAAAGGTGGCTAAATTAACAGCGAGATTTGATCTGCAGGATCGTATATCAAGAAAGCTACGGATGATTCGGGGAGAGATCAACGAACTTGAAAGAGCACGGTCCCGTATGGAACGCCCGTTGCTTTTACAAGTTAAAGACCAAGCGACTGTTGTGCTAAAGAGAGTGCAATCCTTCATGCTCAGAAGGCTAGTTAGAACTCATACTTTTGTTGTTGGAGTGAAAGACCAGGCTATGCGTCCTTTGCGGGCACTGTCTAATTATGTAGAGAGAAAGATGCCTAGAACGCACAGTGTGGTTGTTCGGGCAAAGGATGAAGCATTGAGCATGATGAAAGAAATTGCTGGTTTCGGGAAATCGGTGTTATCAAAGGGCTACAGAGTTACCGTTTGGGCTGTGGACAAGACACGGGGTACTCTCTCATCTATTAGTAGATCTGTGAGCAGTTTAACCGAAAAAAGTTACAACATGACTGTTCGGACCATAGACTTTTCAACCCGAACCATCGGTACTGTTAAGAGAGCTTTATTTTCTTTGCCGTCGCTTGTTACGGTGACACTAGCTGTTGTAGGAGCTGGACAGCTAAAGGATGTGACTCTTGGCGCTGCTATGAACTTTGAAGAATATGAAGTTGCTATGGATCACTGGTTAAAAGGAAATAAGAAAAAATCAAAAGCTCTAATTGATTGGATGGGCCGTTTTGCTGATAAGACACCTTTTAGTTCCCCTGATCTATTCCCTGCATTAACTCGAGGTATAGGAGTCACAGAAGGCAATGTTAAAGAAGCGAAAAAATTGCTGAAAATAGCAACTGATATGGCGGCCCTTACACCCGGCAAAACTGTTGGGGATGCAATGGAAGCATTAAGTGACGCTCAAATGGGTGAATTTGCTCGTATGACAGAATTTAATGTGAAGATGAGCAAGAAGGCTTACGAGGCAATGGGAGGATGGCCAGAATTTATTAAAGAGGTAGACAAAAAATTTGATGACGGTGCTCAAAAGATATCCCAAACCGCACGCGGTAAATTGTCTACATTACAAGGTTATATAGGAGCCTCCTTCCGCTCGATGGGTCAAGGGGCTTTAGAGGCTTTGAAACCTCGCCTAGACGCAATTAACTTATGGATTGATAATAACCAGGACAAGTGGCAAGAGTGGAAAAAAACTCTCAAGAGCATAAGTGGCCAGAGTGCTGAATGGCTTTTCGGAAACTTGGAAAAAGGGTTTCTCCATATTAAAACTAATTATCTGGAAAACAAGGAATTTAAGAAGCTGGACTTTGAAGGAAAAATCAAATTTATTACTGAGGATATTGGAATTTGGTGGTCCAGCAAAGGTAAACCTGCGTTGGATAGTTGGTGGGAATCTCAAGGGAAGCCTTGGGCCGAGAAGGCGGGGATTTTCTTGGGAGAAGCCCTTTTTAATGGAATTGTAGCTGGTATGAAAGCTCGATCGGCTTTCTTGAAAGATGCCTGGAAAGAAGCTATAGCAGATCCAAGTGTTCAGTCGCTCGGCGGAGCAACAATTGGTACGGCGCTGACAGCAGCGGTTGGGGGAGCTCTTTTATATCCTATCACTAAAGGTTTAGCTGGTATTGGAAAGCAAATTGGTGGGGTTATAAAGGTCGGTAAGCAAACAACCGGAAAGGTCAAAGGAGCTGCTGGAAAAGCTAAGGAATTTGTTGATAAGAAAAAACAAAAACCATCAACACCAAGCTCTTATAGTGAAGCAATGAAGCAGCGCAAAGGAGCAAGCGCAACTGGAAAATCCTCTAAACTTTTTGGTGGAGCTGGTAACGCTCTAGGTGCTCTTGGTACCCTCATGACCTTTAAAACAGTGGATGATATTGGAACAGGATTAGGTGACTGGTTATTTGGCCATAAGGCCGGCCAAGAAAAATTTAATGGCTTGCTTAGTAATCCTTTTGGAAAGAAAGATGTATACAAAGAAGACCGTCAAGGTGCTATATCCAAGTTTTTCACGGGTACAAAAGCAAGTGCAGCAACCTTGGATAAGCCAACTAAATCTGCTGCATCAACAGAAAAAAGTAATGAAGGGTTTGCCCAAGGACAAGCTTTTGGTAAAAACTTTATGGCTGGTCTAAATTCAGCACCAATAAATGTTACGAGCTGGTTGAATGAAAAAGTTTATAAACCAGTAGGAAGTGCAGCCACCAATTCAAAGAATTTAGGTTACGCTTTTTCTGCTGGATTCGTACAAGGGCTAAATAGTGCTCCAGTAAGTGTTTATACTTGGATTAATGAAAAGATTTATAAGCCATTCGGCAGCGCAGCTACAAATTCAAAACACTTGGGTTACGCATTTAGTTATGGTTTTGTCACAGGTCTTGGCAGTGCTCCGGTAGATGTTTATTCTTGGATCAATCAAAACATCTATATACCTGTAGGCAGTGCGGTCAAGAGTGCCCAGCATTTCGGCTATGCATTTAGCTATGGATTTGTGTCTGGAATGAAGAACAGCCCGTTAACCGTAAGTTCGTGGGTAACAACGAATATTTATCAGCCTCTTAATCAAGCTGCTTTAGGAGCCAAACTGTATGGATCAGCGTTGGTATATAACTTTAAAAATGGTATTAAGGCTGTTCCAGTGGGTATGTCTACATGGCTGAATAATCATGTGGGACAACCATTCCTAAAGTATATTCCAAGCGGTAAAGGGTTTGGTCAAGGGTTAGCCGGCTACTTTATTGCTGGGATGAAAAGCAAAAAAGCAGATGTATCTGCTGAGGCAAAAGCGCTTGCCAAGGCAGTGGAATCAGCGTTCAGAAAAGAGTTAGGAATCCACTCTCCTTCTCGTGTAATGGCTGATCTCGGTTATTGGTCAGCAATGGGGGTTGTAAAAGGGTTTAGTAGTGTTGATGTATCAAACATTGCAAAAAATAAAGCCAATGAACTCATGGGTTCATTCGGAAACTTTAGCGGTGGTGGTGCAGCAATGGCCCAATCGGCCATCATGCAAGCCTTACAGATCACAGGCATGCCTATGTCCTGGTTAAACCCTTTAATGTGGGTAGCGCAGAAAGAATCTGGTTTTAACCCGAATGCAATTAACAACTGGGACATTAATGCTAAACGGGGAGATCCGTCTGTTGGTCTTTTTCAAATCATTGGAGAGACCTTCAAAAGATGGGCCTTGCCTGGTTTTAATGACCGACGGAATCCGCTTCATTCAGCTATTGCTGCTATTCGTTATATTAATGGCCGATATGGAGGCATCCAAAATCATCCGGGTGTAAAATCCCGAGCCCGCGGCGGTGGATATAAACCTTATGCAAAAGGTGGCATCATTACCCATGATCATATTGCTCGTGTTGGTGAAGGTGGTAAAAGAGAAGTGATCATTCCTCTTGAACAGCATCGCAATCGAGCGCTTGGGTTGTTAGAGTATGCACAAAAGGCACTGGGTGTATCTTCTCAGCCAGCCCCGGTTGTTCTGCCAGAAGAACAAACACAAGCGGTTAGAAATGTTATGAGTCGTCCCGCGCAAATGATGAAACAAGGGGTTAGGGATGTGATTGTTCAAATTATAGGAGAGAGCCATTATCATAATGAAATGGACGCTGAAAAGGTTGGAAGGATCGCTGTTAAGGCGGTAGAAGAACACTTAGAAGAAGAATACTTTGCTGGAGGGGAGATGGCGGTATATGACTAAAAGTGTATATGAAATTTGGCTGTCTTGGCAGAACGGAAAAGAAAAGTTCCAGCTGCCTGTCCTCCCTTCTTCAATTGAGATCAACAGCCCTTCAAAAAATGAAAGCATAGACCTTGCCGGTTTCGGCGAGATAACAATATTACAAGATCCAGCGGCGAAAACATTTCAGTTTTCGTCTTTTTTTCCGGCGAAATGGAGCCCGCTTTGCGAAGTGCGGCCAACGAAGTTATCGATGCCTTGGAATTATATCAAACGCTTGGAGGCTTGGAGAGAAAGCAAACTCCCTATTCGTTTTATTGTAACAGGCACTCCTATTAATTTTGCGGTGTCTATTGATGACCTTTCTTATAAAGAAGGAGAGAAGGATATCGGTGATCTTGATTACACCATTGCGCTGAAAGAGTATACCTTTGTCACTTCTCGAAAGATCAATACCAAAAATAAAACGAATGCGAACGGTGGCAACAAGAAGAGGCCGGATACGAAACCGATTCCCAAAAGTTATAAGGTGAGGAAGGGAGATACTCTCACTGGGATTGCTAAAACAATTTATAAAAATAGTGCAGAGTGGAAAACCATTTGGGAAGCGAATAAACAAATGCTGATTAAGCGGGATAAACGAAATGTCAAGCATCCAGGGCGTTATATTTACCCGGGACAAGTGTTGACTATTCCTCAAAAACCTCAAAAAACAACAGGTACAGGAGTGACAGCCGTAAACCTCAGGAAAGTCCAAACGGGCACTGTATCTGTCGCTCCTCGTAAGTGAGGGAGACACATGATTGAATTATTTTTAGTGAAGCCTGACTATATGATGGCCATCCCTGTTTCAACAGTCACATGGTCCGGCCAGAGATACCAAGCAGCACGCAAAATCGAAGCAAATATCTTGTACAGCGATACAGGCTTGCATTTTTACCAGCAGGTGATTGAGGGAGATACGCTTCTTTTTAAGTGGAAAGGGAATGAATTGTTTCGTGGTACTGTGTTTAACCGATCCCGTAATAAGAACGGTCAGCTTACCTTAACAGCGTATGACATGCTTCAGTATTTCTTAATTAATAAGGACATCTATAACTTTTCAGGAAAGCGCCTGGATGAAATCCTTGTAAAGATATGCAAAGACTTCGAAGTCCCACATAGTTCTTTTGTCAACACAAAGGAGAAGGTGGGGAAAGTGATTGATCAAGAGACGCCGCTCTATGACATTGCACTTAGAGCCATGATTGATACTCACAAAATTTCAAAACGTAAATTTCATATTTACTCTCGTCTGGGGAAAGTTCATCTAACAGAGTTGAAAAAGCAGGACATCCAGTGGGTACTTGAAGTTGGCAATAATGTTATTGACTACACCTATGATACTTCTATCGAGGAAACAGCCACTCGTGTCAAACTGGCGTCTGGTGAAGGAGATAAAACAGTCACGGCCATCGTTACTGACAGTGAAGGCAAAAAGCAGTTCGGGGTCATCCAACACTTTGAAAAAGTTTCCGAAAGCTTAAACAAGGCTGCTTTAACCAAAAAAGGAAAAGAGATTCTTAATAAGAAAAAGGGAGTCAAAAAGAAGCTGGATGTGGAGGCGTTAGGAATTGAGTCTGCGACAAGCGGGAACGCCATCTACGCCATTATTGATGATATTCGTTTAAAGAGAACGATGTATATTGACACAGACATTCATACGTTTGTTGGGAGTAAGCATACGATGAATCTTCATTTGATTGAAACCAATGATTTTCCTGAAATGGAAGAATTAACTTCTTCAGCTCCTTCAGGTTCAATTACAGGCACAGGCACAGTAGGAGGATCTCCAAAAGCTCAAGAGGTTGTTACCCTTGCTAAAAGCTATATCGGTCGCCTCAAATATGTTTATGGAGGAAAGAATATTGCCCGAGGAAGCGGTGACTGTTCTGGGTTTACGAAGTTTATTTATAAAAAGGTTGGAATAGACATTGGTGACGGTACGGCTACACAAATTAAAAAAGGCAGAAAAATAGAGCCATCTGCAGCACAGCCTGGTGATCTAGTATTCTTTAAAGGAACCATCAAGGAACGTGGAGCCAACGCTGTTAGTCATGTTGGTATTGTAACGAAGCCGGGATATTGTGTGAGTCTAGGAAACAGCGGATGTAAAGAGCATGGATATTTACGAAGCAATCATTCCTATTGGGGACCTAAGTTTATGCAAATTAATCGGGTGCTTTAAAGGAGGGAGCAAGCAAGAAAATGGCGTTAGGGAACACTATTAAGAAGATAGCTAATGATGCTAATAAAGCAGAGAGCCCTGTCAGGATTTTAGATGCGGATGTTATTTCCGATTCTCCTTTAAGTATCCGGCTAATGAAAAATAATAAGCTGGTTTTTTCCGAAGAGTTTTTTATCATTCCAGAATCTCTTACTGACCACACTGTACAAGTACAAACGCCCCGAGGAACAGAAACCCATACAATATTAAATGCTTTAAAAGCGGGTGACGAGCTCACTGTTGCTTCAATTCAAGGGGGTGGGTCTTATTATATTTTGGGCCGTAAAGGAAAATAAAGGTGTGGTGACGTATGGCATTATCTCCTGAAATAAATATTGAACAGACAGAAGAAATTAGTATTAATGAGCTTCTGGAATTAAAGACTTATCGTTTTGATTTTGAAACCAAACGGTTGACGAGTGAACTAATAAGCGGGCTCGAAGCAATTAAGCAATTTATTCTGTTTGCGCTGTATATTCCGCGCTATGCTCATCCCATTTATTCAGCAGATACAGGGAATGAGCTGGGAGATATGTTAGCCGATAATGAGACAACAGTTGCTTTCAAAATTATGGAGATTGAGCGCCTTGTTACAGAGGCGCTTATTTATGACCCTCGAATTGAACAAGTCTATGATTTTGTTATTGAACATATTGACGACGCTTTTCACGTGAATTTTAAAGTAGATACAGCCCTTGGAGAAATAGAGATAAAGGAGGTGTTATCCGCCTGATGTTTGAACAATACACTTCTGAGTACCTTTTGCAAGAAATGATCAATGACACAAAGCCGGAATTTGATGTAAGTGAGACATCTCCCCTTTATGCGTCTTATGCTGCTAGTGCCAATCAAGTAGCGAAGGCTTATCGGTATTTGGAAAGAGTGCTAGAGTTGGTTTTTGCCTCAACGAGCGAAGGTGACTATCTAGAAAAAAGAACTTCTGAAATGGATGTTTTCTATAGAGATGCAGTGGCAGCTATTCGCAGAGGAGAGTTCAATATTTCGGTTCCCGTGGGGAGCCGCTTTTTTGTGGAAGATGTTTATTTTATAGTGTCGGAGAATGAAAACGGCATCCAATTGTTATGCGAGCAAGAAGGAGAAATAGGAAATACGTTTCCTGTTGGAACAGAATTACTTCCTGTTGAAACAATTGAGGGGCTAGAAACTGCTTTGCTTGGAGAAATCATTATTCCAGGGAGAGAGAAAGAGGAAGAGGCATCCTTGTTTGTCCGGTATCAAGATAAGGTGGCTGAGCCGGCGACAAGCGGAAATATCGGCCATTACAAAGAATGGGTCCGAGAGTTTGAGGGAGTAGGCGCTGTCAGAGTCTTTCCGAATTGGGATGGTCCAGACACAGTTAAAGTAGTTATTGTTGATTCCAACTTTATGCCAGCTGCTCCAGAATTGGTTCAAAGTATTCAAATGGCATTAGATCCTGATCCTGGCCAGGGAGAGGGATTGGCTCCTATTGGCGCTTTTGTAACTGTGGAAAGTGCTCCGGCATACACCGTAAACGTTTCAGCAACAGTAGAAATTAACTCTTCTACAACAATAGAAGAGGTGAAAGTGAAATTTGAACGCTTGCTAGCAGAGCACTTGAAAACTATTTCTTTCAAAGAGGATGTTGATCCAATTGTGCGTGAGCGGGTAGTTGGTTCACTGTTGTTTGGAATCCCTGGGGTTATTGATTATTCCAATCTATTAATTAACGGCCAAGAGGCTAATATTATTCTGTCTGCAAGTGAAGTGCCGGTTGTGGGGCAGGTGACACTAAGTGTCTAGCCAAGAGGAAATGCTTACAGATTTACCGGCTATTCTTCGTGAATCTCCAGAATATCAGGAAATGGCCAGAGTGCAGGGGAAAATCTTTGATCGCTTGGAAGGTCACATCGATGAAGTGCTCGATAACACATTTATTGATGATGCTACATGGGGCCTTACGATTATGGAGAAGGAGTTTAAGATTCCCACAGAAATCAATAAGCCGCTTGATCAGCGTCGCTCTGCATTAAAAGCAAAAAAGCGCGGTATAGGCAGAGTGAGTGCTGGTTTGATAAAAAGTGTAGCTGAGTCTTTTCAAAATGGATCAGCTGAAGTAAAGGCTATAAAAGGAAAATCGAGAATACTTATTAAATTTAATGATGCTCAAGGTTTTCCGCCCAATTTGACAGACGTACAGAGGTCTATTCGAGAAATATTGCCTGCACACCTAGCGTATGTGCTAGGCTTGTTAATTCACCTTCCTATGGGTCCAGTGATGACTACAGGACAAAAGTTAAAACTAGGGGATTCTGTCACTTACGACCAAGAGCAAACCAACAGTATAAGAATGAAGGTGTGTGCTTCCTATCTTGTGCCTAGCAAATATTCAGTTGACCCCGTTGACGGGTTATTTTTGGATGGCTCTTTTCATTTGAACGGCCAAAACGTTCTCGATGGGTTAGCACCTGGCGGAAAACATTACTATCTTAATCAGTCTGAGAGCTTAACAATCAAGACATATAAAGACGGTAATTTAATTGAAACAGTCACAGTATAAAGGAGGCTTTTCTTATGGCAAGCATAAAAACGAATAAAGGCCGCGAGAAGCTGGCTAAAGCACATAATGGGACGGCCTCACTTCCCGCTGTAGTAGGTATGGTATTTGGTACAGGGGGAGTAGACAGCAACGGGAAGCCACGCGACCTAAAAGGGTCAGAAACAGCTCTTTTCTCAAAAGCAATTGAAAAGACCGGCGCACAGGTGACAAAAACATTTCCTACACCGTACACCGCTCGCTATACTTGCACGCTGGACGCTGACATTGACCAGTTAATCGGCAAGAATATCAATGAAGCCGGCTTGGTGGATGCGGAAGGTGATTTGATTGCGATGAAAACTTTTACGAATAAAGGGATGGAAACACGCATGACCATTGAGTTTGATTATGATGCAGAGTTTTAAGGAGGGGATAAGTGATGTATATTGATCTGACAAAGTTACAGCCTCTAACCGGTAGCAGACAGGAGGCAATTAGAAAGACAATTGATGGATTCACCACATCCACCCCGAACCATGCGGATTACTTTAATCATACGCTCCAGCAACTCATTGATAATGATGCCACGCTTGAAGGAGATACATTACAGGCGATTAAAGACACACGCAGGAACATCATTGATCTGGCGCTGGAAGTCGAACTGCTCAAAGGCGCTACGCTTAACGGCATGACGTCAAACTTATTCATAGAAAACTTTTCGGGGATCGATGACTTACAGCTCACAGCTGGAGTTCATGATACGCAGAACACAATGCTGGTTATTCGGTAAAGAAGGGGTGAGAAAATGCCAGCAATTACGTTAGATAGTTATAATACAGCTATTCAAGATACTTATGTCCTTCCAAGCCAGCCAACAGCTCCTAAGGGAAATGAAATAGTTGTAGAAGCTACTACTTCGGAAGACGAAATATATATAAAATTTGACTTTGGTTTAATCCCGAACGATGTTGTAATAACTTCAGCCACCTTAAACTTGACGTCATATAATAATTATGGCGATGTAGACGTTAATTTACATGACGTTTTAAGCCCGTGGGAAGAGGCTACTGTCACATGGAATACAAAACCTGTAAAGGAATTTGTATCAACACACTCACTTAAATCGTTATTAGACGGTACAAAGGTAAGCATACCAGTAACATCATTAGTTCAACGAATGGTTAAAGCAGGAGAAGCTAAACACGGTTTTTGTTTAACGGGAACGGGAAATAAAAGAATCGGGTTTTACAGTAGTGAAACACCTACAGCTGATAAACGTCCTAAATTAGAAGTTACTTATTCGATACCCGAAACAGGGAAGAAGCAGGTCGAGCAAGTAGTCTCCGCAATATACGCAACAGCCGCTGTTGACCCTCACGTTGTTAACATTCCAGCAGGCATACAGGCAGGTGATACGCTGGTCGCGTCCTTTTCGGCAGTTCCCGGTGCAACTATAATCACGCCGGAAGGGTGGCAGTTACTGCATGAAGAGGTACTGGCAGGGAACACAAAGCTGCTAACATATACAAAAATAGCTGATGGGACAGAGCGATCAGTTTCATTCAAACGAACACCGTCCGGGACTTTCGATGCGTCCGCTATTATTAATGCTTACAGAAATGTCAAAAGAATAACTAAAATTGGTACAAAGCAGATAGCCAACGCTTCGGGGCGTTGGGAGATGGCTCTATCTAATATCCCTGCAAATTCGCTCGTCGCAATTTCTGCTTCTACAGGAAACATTTATAATATGAGGCAATGGGCACCAGGGTTCAGCGGGCAAAAAACGTCGAACACTAATCAATCAACAAACATCATATCTACTTACAATCATGAAAAAACGGCGTACTCTACAGCAGAGGCGTATATAGATTTTTCGTATAGTTGCTACGGTGTTATGCAAGCTATCGCAATAGAACCGGTAGCTAATACTGCACCAAACACACCGCCAACGAACAACCCGAAAGGCACGGCGGGTATTCCAGCTATTTTGTCTGTATCAACGCCGAAACTTGACTGGAGTTTTTCTGACAGCGATGTGGGCGACACGCAGTCTAAGTATCAAGTGCGCATTAAAAAAGCGTCTGACAATTCGATTGTCCATGACACAGGCGTTGTGACAAGCGCCGTAACGGATTACGACGTACCGGCTGGAGTCGTTCAGAAAAACACACTGTATTTTTGGGAAGTGCAAGTTTATGACAAAGAAGGAGTTCCCAGCAGCTGGAGCAGTCCAGAATACTTTAAATTGACAGACCAGGCAGCGCCAGGCGATGCATTCACTTTCAACTACACAGGCGCGCCGCAGCAGTTCACGGTTCCCGGAAACGCTACTAAAATTAAAGTCGAATTATGGGGAGCGCAGGGCGGCGATGCCCCCGCTGGTACCTATATGGGAGCAAAAGCCTCCGGGGATTTAGTAGTTACGCCTGGCGAAGTTTTGAGGGTGTACGTAGGCGGCAAACCGACGGCTAATTATATCGGCGGCTGGAATGGTGGAGGAAAAGGTGCGGTCGATAAGCCTTATGGCGGTGGCGGCGCTACTGATATAAGGCGCGGCGGTTCGGCGCTAGAAAACAGGTTGGCTGTAGCTGGCGGCGGCGCGGGTGCTAGTCCCTACAACAGATCAGACATGTTTGGTCACGGTGGCGCGCCTAACGGTGTAGAGGGCGCTGGTTATAATAACGGGTCTATCTCGTTTGCGGGAGGAAAAGGTGCCACATTAACAGCCGGCGGCGCAGGCGGCTTGGTTTCTGGATCATCGTCAGATGTGCCGTCAATCGCGAACCACGGAAAAGAAGGTACGCTTGGACAAGGCGGAGATTCTGGCGCCCCTACGTCTGGCGGTTATTACGGAACGGGAGGTGGTGGTGGCTACTACGGCGGAGGCGGTGGTGCAGATAGTAACAACTATGGTGGCGCAGGCGGCGGTGGTGGTTCATCTTATGTAGGCGGGTTGTTGAACGGTACAATGACATCAAAAGCCCGAAACGGCAACGGTTTAGCTGTCATTACAGTACTGGAAACATCTAGCCCGCCAACCGTAACGAGCAGAGCGCCGGGCAGCACCGACCAAACAAACCCAGCTGGAAGCAGCGCAGCTCCCCTGTTCTCATGGGATTATTCTGGAGCCTTTACGCAAGCGAAATATCAAATCAAGATTTTTAATGCGCAGGGAACGCTTGCTCATGACACAGGGCTGATAGAATCGTCCGCGAAGCAGCACCAAATGGCGGAAGGCGTTCTTACAGCTGGAGAGGTCTATGGCTGGGAGTTGACGGTCACAGATAGCAAAAACGTATCTTATCCTACAGGACGGCTGTACATCATCACGAATCGACCGCCTGGCGGATTGACACCAATCAGCCCGGAAGACCGCAGACGGACAACCCTGTTGCCGGTATTCGAAGCGACCATCGGTGACGACGTAGAAAACGACCCGCAGCATTTTATTATCCAGCTTGCAGAAAACAGCGACTTTACAGCAGGGCTGATCGAGCGCAAGACGTCTACGGACGTCACGGGCTGGGAAGTCAAGGAGTCTAACGGGGGATATGTGACATTTCCAGCAGAAGGTGCCGATGCCTCTTTTGAATTTGGAAGTGTGAAATATTCTCTACAAACACCGCTGACTGAAGGGAAAACCTATTACTGGCGTATAGCGGGGATGGATGCAGTAACAGGTGCTCGTGGCAATTGGTCGGAAGTTCGTCGTATCCGTGCTGGAGACAAGATTGATTTTAGTCTTAGGTATCCGGTAAAAACATCCGCAGCCATTCAGCGGTTATTGATTCGAGCACAATACACCCTAGCAACAGATGGAGAAAACCCAGCAAAGGTACGTTTTGAAGCATGCAATAATGCTTTTGACGAGAATCCTGTTTGGGAGGATGTAACGAAGGCTATTCAATCAGGCGATTATTATAAATTTGCTAACACAGAAAAAACAGCAGATGATTGGGGCTTTAATATTCGGGCGCTTTTCGAAGCAAACGACAGCTTAGACCCGATCGAATTTTACGGCTTTGGAATCAGTTTTGATTAAGGAGGGATCATATGCGCTCTTTAAAACAGACCGATCTACGACAAGTTCAGCAACAGAGAAATGCCTCGGAAACTCTCCCTTTTAATATGGAAAGCTTGGGAGAAATCGTTGTAAAGGAACGGCTGGCACGCCTGCAAGCTGAACAAAAGTTATCGGAAATGGGCAAGCAGCTGGTCGATTTGAAATTGAGTATTTTAACTAAATAGGAGGCTGAGGCTATGAACTTCTGGCAGTGGGCATACAAAAATCAGTATGCCGATAAAGAAGACTTAAGAGCAGCTGTGGCACTGAACGATCTTACAACGGAAGAATATAAACAATTAACTGATGAAGTATACAAGAGTGAGCAGGATGGGGGAAGGGCAGACGTTGCTGAATAGTAGGCGTTATTTTTTATACTTTTTGACGGGCTGAAGCTCGTCTTTTTTATATAAAAAAGAAAAGGGATATAAGTTGTGAGGGGAACTTATGAAAGGAGTTGCCCAGAATGGGAGGAAAAAGAATGCAGCATAACACAGATACATTATGGAATACAGTCACAGGCGGCGCTTTTATGAGCGCTGCCTATTTATTTGGAGGCGTTGATCAGTTGGTAATTGCTTTGATCATTTTAATGTCTGCTGATTACATTAGTGGATTGACAGCCGCTTTCTTTTTTAGGAAAAATGTGGAGTCAAAGAAAGCATTTAAAGGGCTTATGAAAAAGGCTGCGATGCTGTTAGCTGTTATCGTGGCTAACCAGTTAGACATTGTGTCCGGCAGTGGTGGTCACTTTATGCGTAACGCGATGATTCTTTTCTTGATTGGTATGGAGGGCATTTCTTTTATTGAAAACCTGGGTCATATGGGTGTGCAAGTGCCTGCGCAGATCAGTCATGCGTTTGCTCAGCTAAAAGAAGATAACGAAGAGGCATCTGCTTCAGTAGTAGAGGTGACGACAAAAACAGAAATTAAACAGGTAGAGGAAGAGAAAAAGGAGGGGCGGAAATGA